TTACCATTGCCCAGCCACTCCTGCACGATCAAGCCATGTGGAGACAACCTCCTGCGCGCCGTACGCGGTCAGATCCACATGAAGCGGCGTTACGGAAACATAACCTTCATCAATGGCGGCAAAATCGGTTTCCGGACCGGCATCGAATTTCTCACCCGGCGGGCCGATCCAGTACAGCGTATTACCGCGTGGATCTTCCTGCGGGATAACTTTATCGGCGGGGTGACGGCTGCCGCAGCGCGTAACCCGAATCCCCTTAATTTCTGAAAGAGGGAGATCGGGCACGTTGATGTTCAGAATGCGGCCAGTACGCAGCGGCTCACGTTCCAGGGCTCGCAAAATGGTGCAGGTGACTGCCGCCGCCGTTTCATAATGCTCATAGCCATTGAGCGAAACCGCAAGAGCGGGAAAGCCGAGATGGCGTCCTTCCATCGCCGCGGCCACAGTGCCGGAATAAATAACATCGTCCCCCAGATTGGGCCCGGCATTGATCCCTGACACCACCACGTCCGGACGCGGGCGCATCAGCGCATTCACGCCGAGATAAACGCAATCGGTAGGAGTGCCCATCTGCACAGCGATATCGCCGTTGGGATAGTCAAAGGTACGCAGGGAAGATTCGAGCGTTAATGAGTTAGACGCACCCGAACGATTGCGATCGGGCGCGACAACCTGCACCTCAGCAAATTCGCGTAAGGCTTTCGCCAGAGTCTGGATCCCCGGCGCATGAATTCCATCATCGTTACTCAGCAATATCCGCATTTAAACCATAACCATTTGATTTGATTAAAACATGACTCACCGAGTCGCTTTTATTATCCTGTTAATTGTCCTGTTTTATTTTTATTACTCTATTTTGAGCATTAAACAGTCCAACTGATTCATTCTAACGCTTTTTCATTTATCAGATAACTATTAGCATCCCCAGTGCGCAACATTCTTTTCCCATCCCCGGGACTTCATCATTACATGACAACTCTGTTTATCAACGTTGATTACAGTGATGTTTGTCACGTGGCGACAGCATGCCTCGTCTAATTTTCGACCGATGAATATTGCGCCCTGCTAAAACAGTAAACCCTTGCTACCCTTCGCGTTGAGCAGATTTGGAACCTCAATCAGCTTTTCGCTGTGGCGCAGGATGTCGTAATCGCTGAATTAAGCAACTGATTTATTGCGCTAAAGTTATCAATATTAATGTCGATAAGTTAGTTACCCTTGCCTGAGCGAGGGAGTGAAAATAAGACTACCGTTTTTTTTGCCCGCACCGTGCGGGCTTTTTTTCTCCGTTGATCCTGGCAGGGTACCCTGATGACAGGACTTACTTATTAATAAGCCCTTCCACCATTTTCTTCAGCTCTTCCAAATTTAACTTAAGTACTTCAATTTCGAGCTGTTGTGAACGATTTTCCTCGACAAGTGACTGCAGTACGGCATGATGCACCGCCACCATGGCACCGGAATCACCTGCCTCAACCGCCAGTACATCATCAATCACCCTTCCGTCATCAAGCTCACGGGGTCCGGTATTGATTACAGCCTCAGGGAAATACTTGCCTAGATCGTTGGCAATAACCCCGATCCCGAAACGCCCCTCGGCACCTTTGTGTCGATATTTCCATGTGGCCGCTCTGATATTCATCAAAATATCTCGCGGACTTTCAATGGGTGTAATGTCGTCTTTAATACGCTCATCACAACCAGAGTTGACCCATGATCCACTTGCGATGGCATTCCCTGTCTGGCCGAACGTGAAAACACCTGTCCCGCCGGTCGCGCCCGCAATAACCATGCGTATGCTGTGATACGAGGTCGTGTAATGCTGCATACGGCTGAACGACCCGTCGGGCGCAAATGCCTTCCAGAAATTATTGTAAAACTCGCCCGGGTTTGAGACACCGTGCGCTGCACGCAGGATGATGGCCTCTCCGGGATCTCCGGAGGTCGTATAATTAAGGAAATCGATAACGCCTGTAAATCCGGCCCCTTTGACAGATGCGGCATCTTTAATGCGGTAATCGTCACCCGCTGCAACGGTGCCTGCGGTAGCGCCAACGTTTTTAGTCGCGGAGTCGCCGAGTTGCAGAGCTGTACGCGCACCGGCTGGCGTAGCGGCCCCTGTTCCGCCATTCGCCACCGGGATAACACGGGAGTCAGTGAAAATTTCCTCAATATGGTAAACCCTGGCACCCACCGGACCACGGAAAACACCCTGATAAATACGCCGTGACAGTCCTGCGGAATAGTATGTCGCGGTGAAGTGTATCCACGCATTCCCCGTACTGGCCGTTACATCACCCGATACGTTAGTCACGTTCAGGGCAAACGTCCCTGTCGTGTAGGTATCAAGTGGCGAAGGCGCGTTCAGCCAGTTGGCGGCATTTAACTGATAGGCTGCGCCGTTAACAAAACTGAAGGTTTGCCAGTCCAGATTACTTAATGTGCTGTTAGGTATCCCGATCCCTAAATCATACAGCGCCTTTGCCCCTTGCTGTTCCCAGGCAGACCAGGTTGTTCCTGACAGTGTGCGCTGCCAGGTTCGGTTAAGGTTTCCCGCCCCGCTTGCTATCGTGGTGAAGCGCTGCAACAACGAATTTGTACTGCTCCTGAGAATTACCTCACAGATACCTGTTGAGATTACGGCCTGTCCCGGCGCTACCGGACCGTTTGTCGTGCCGGTTGTACCATCAGTAACAGACCATATGCCGGGAGTGACCAGTGAGTTAAGATCGCCCGTATAAAATCCGGGGCGCGAATTCACACCGACCAGGCTCCAGTCACTCCACGGCCCGTCCGCTCCGTTCCATGCGCCAGTCAGCGAGCGGACATAAACGTTGCCGTTCATCGATACCGTATAGCGCTGCATACCTCCGTAGCGTCCGCCGGCAAACACTTCCAGAATCCCCTGCCCGTTGTCCTCCGGGAACCCGTACGCGGTAGTGGTGTTGGTATTTGATGAGCGGTTCCAGGTCCCGGTAACATCGGGCGTCGGTCCGTAGGCATTCAGGTTTGCTGCAGCGGGCAGGTTTCCGCGCCACTGCTGAGAGGAACTGACCATCCCGGCCATTTTCTGCCAGCCCGGACCGGAAACAGGTGCAGCGTTGTCGGCAAACTGCATCGTAATATCGCCCGGTACCGTGTAAAATTTTGTCCAGTTACCCTTCTCGGCGAGCAATCCGCGAGTTGCCGCCGTGCTCTGATTTACCAGTTCGGCGGTAACCTGATTCATTGTTTTACGCGGTACTGCTGCCCACGCCGCGCCGGTGGTTGTCGGCCCGGTGAAGGGGCTGACCAGCGTGGCGGCCGTATTACTGGTGACGGTATCAACCGGCAGTGTGTACAACACGCCGCCGATTGTCGCGGTGATGAAATCGCCCGGTTTTAAATCCGTGGTGAATAACGTACTGGTACCAACAACCGCCGTGGAGTTGTTAGTAAGTTTGAGAGTTCCTGCGGACATAATGTCTCCTGATTACAGGCAATAAAAAACCCGCCGGAGCGGGTTAGTTTACGTGATTTGCGCGAATGAGCCGGAGCCGCGCAGTATGAGCAAGGTGGGTGAGGATATCGACGCACCTGCGCCCGGCAGTTGCTGATCTGCGTTCACTACGCATGACACGTTGATTAACCGTTCGGAGGTGCGCACGCTGTGCATAACCGTTGCCGAAAACACCCCGGAACCCGGAGTGTTAAAGTTAAACGACCTTGAGACACCATTAATCGTTATGGTGGCAATCGCCCCGACAGAGCCGCTATTGGCTCCCTGAACCCTGACGTTCATTAACACGACCACCTGTTTTGCGAGGTTGAATGTTGCGCTGTCAACATACTGGAAGGACCGAACATAACCGTTCGGCGCATCATCAAATACCATGCCGTTAGCCACGTCGCCGATAAAGCTGTTGGCTTCCACCGTCCCTGTAAATTTGCCTCCACTGGCGTACACCGTGCCTCTGAACTCACCATCAGTCGCATAAACCGTGCCCCTGAAGGAGCCGGATTCAGCATACACGGTTCCCCTGACGGTTACGCCCGCGAGCCACGCAAACCCGCTTTTGTTAATGTGCCAGCCCACATTGCCGGATCCATCCCAGTTGTTGGACTGGATGTACTGACCAATTTTGGCGTTATCGATGCTGGCATTCTGAATAAACGCAGACCGCAAAAACACCTGACCGTTGAACACAAAGAAAGCGGCTTCATAACTGCCCGGATCGCTGCCGGAATAAATACCGAACTGGTCAGCAGCAAAAACAGCGGTCGATTTATACCCTCCACTGCCGTTTGGCTCGAGTGACATTCCAAAGCCCGTGTTATAGAGCTGCTCGCCACGCCGTACGCCAAGATTCAGAGTGTATGAAACCTTTGCGGTACCGTTATCAGTAATAACAGAAGTGAGCTTCTGGTTAATGGCTGCCTGCTGGTTTCCGAGCTGGGTTGCTACCTGCGTCTGGTATTGCGCAAAGGCCTGCTCGGCTGAAGACTGCGCCTCCTGAATGGTTGTAATGCTGCTTTTAACACCGTTAAAGTCGGCCGCCACTGACAGCCGGTACTCAGCGAACGCCTCATCGGCAGTTGCCTGGGCGGTTTTAACCTCGTTGATTTCCGCAGCAGCATCGCCAAGCTGAACAGCCACAAGCTCCTGAAACTGAGAAAACGCCCTTTCCGCATCCGCCTGGGTGATTTGCACGCGCGATATCTCCGCACGCGCCAGTCCCACCTGTTCATACTGGATTTGTGCCCCTTCCACCTGTGCCAGCGTGTTCTGCATTGTCGCTTCCAGGCTGAAATCTATTCCGGCCTGAATATTCTTAAATGCCTCTGAATCACGCACCGCTTCATCGATGTAATCGATCATGCCCGGAATATCTGACGAAGCCTTGCCTGATGCCTCAACAAAACCCGACACGCCGAACGCGTTGCGCGTCCGCACGTACATGTAATACGTGGTATCCGCTTTCAGTCCGTGAAGATTCCACTGGCTTGAGCGCCCAAGGAACTGGGTCTGCTCTTCAATAAGCGCCGGATTAAGAACACGATTTTCACCGCTGTACCAGAATTCAAAGGTGGTGTCTGAGGTGGCAGTAACACGCATAACCGGGACAATATCTGCTGAGAAAATGCCTGGCGTCCAGATAACGGAGGAAGGTGCCAGTGGCGCCCCGATAATCAGGTTTACCTGGGTTTCGGCACCCTTCATGCCGTTCTCGTTGCGGCCACGTACCCCAAGCATGTAATTCCCGGCATTGAGTCCGTAGAAGTCATAGCGAAACTGGTCGGTTTCATACTGTGCAACAACCGCCCCGCTTTCGTTATAGACATACAGTTCGAACACCAGCTTTTTGGTGGTGGTGGCGGTTTCCCATGTCGCCGTCACCTGCACAGTTTCGCTGTTGGTATTCAGTATGCGAAGGTTCTCAATGTTCGGTACCCTGTAGCCATTCAGGGTGTCGGTAGGCATTTCAAAAACAGCGCCTTCATCCACAATGGCCTGTTTGTTCGGGTCATGCTGTCCCGCCGTAATGCTGTAAACCGAGTTATTTTCTGTTTCAGAAATGCTCAGAATACGGAAAAGGCGGACGGACAGTTCACTGACCGATATGGCAAAAACTGTTCCATCATGCACCCAGGCTGGAGCGCTGCGCAAAGTAATGACGCGCCCGGATACACTAACAATGGGGTATTTCACAAACTTTCCATTGCTGCCCATAAGCGACATGTAGTCGCCAGGAGAAACCAGACCGGAGACGTCCGCATCGACAGTTATATTCGCGCCGGAGTGCGAGACAATACGCCCCCCCAGACGTGTCCCGGCATAGTCGTTATCCATGATTTCCACGACGTCACCCGGTGTGAAGGCGATTGCATCCCGGGCCATCTGGAAAGTTAACCGGCTGCTCTCCCGTTTTGCGGTTTCCAGCAACCATTTACCGGCTCGCCAGGCCTGCCCGCGCGAAGTGCAGCCGAACGCCTCGATAGTCGTCTCGTTATAGTTCCCACGCGCGATCATGGCATCGTCGGAAACATATTCCTTCACCTGCTCCCAGCCATTATCCGGGTCAGTCCAGGACACCACCACCGCGTTATATTTTTCAGCGCGCCTGACCGAGCTGCGGCTGAACTTACCCTCTACAACATTCGCATTGGTGATGGTGGCAACCGGGTCCTGCGGTGTATCCAGCATGACGGTGAGGCGCAGGCCATCCCAGAGGGCGATGCCCCGGAACATCCCGGCGATTTTATCCAGAATATCGCGGGCGCTGGCCTGCTCGGTAATATAGGCGTTCAGCGTCATGCGAGGCTCTTTCCCGCCATAGCCGTCGTTTACCAGCTGATCGCAGTACTGTGAAAGGATATAAAGCGCGCCGTCGTCGACATCGACATAACCCGCACGCCGGGCCAGGCCGAAGCGCGTGTTTTTCACCAGTTCGCGAAAGAGCCAGGCCGGGTTGTTCGTCCACGCTTTCTTAAATCCCCCCAGCCACAATCCGGTATACGTGCGGGCAACCGGATCGTAGTTATCCGGGACATCGACAATCAGGCCGCGCAGGTGATAGGTGCGGCTTGGGGTGTCCCTGTACTGGTCACGGTCAATTACCGCACCGGCAATAGCCGAAAACGGGTAGTTCAGGTTGTCGTCAGTGATCTGGCTGTAGCTGTTCCAGATAGTACCGTTAGATAGGAGGTCGCTGTTACTGTCAGGTGTGATACGGCGAACGCGGATATCGAAAGGTTTCGTTATCGGCGCATCGATGAGGTGCGCCTCAAGATATTCGCCAGATATTTTCCCGGTGATAGTAACCACTTTTTGCTGAATGAACGCACCGCCGGCAACGCGGGTTTCGATCACCATTGTTACAGAGGTTTCCTTCTGGTTCCCTTTCGTGTCCTGCTCGACCAGCCCCGTCACACCGATATTCAGCCTCATGCGTGTGACGTCCTGATCGGTTACTGTGCGGACCAGTGGCGTGTTGAAAGTCACCTCGGTATTAACGATGCTGGTCGCCTCGATAGCAGAAAAGCCGTTAATGGGGCTTTGGAATTCTGAGCCGGGGCGCCAGGCGACGCTCACGCCGTTCACGCTGACATTGCCGGCAGAATCGGTGATGGGCGTTTTATTCAGCATGAAAGAAGAAAGGTGCGACTGGTCAACCGGTCCGTAAATCGGACCTTCACTGATGAGATCCAGCACGCGGTAAAACTGTTTTGATTTGAGGTTATCGTCGAGAAGTTTCGGAGTCGATGCCTTGCCGCCGCCTGATGACATATTTCCGCCTTAGCTTATTGATTCTGTCCAGTCCTGGTTGTTTGTGGTGTCGATACCAAGGGAAATTACGTTAGAGCCCACCACCATTTCCCCGAGCAGGATCGGCACTGGCCGCCCCTGCCCGGCGCGGTTCTCCGCACTGGTAAAAGAGTTATTTGTGATGGTGTTGTTTTCCGCAGCCTCGGCCGAGGTTTTGGTTTTCATGTTGCGGGACATATACACGCTGTAGGCAATGGAGGCGACACTTACCGCTACAGCGACCCACATGGCGGCGGCTGCGGTAATTGCCCCCTCAATCACCGGCACGAAAAGTACACTGGAACCATCAGCCAGACGCCTGTCCAGGTGCCAGCGCATCGCGTCTGCTGCAACGTCTTCACCGGCAATCCGGACGCGTACCCGTGATTTAATAAAGTCCTTTTTAAATTCCGGACACTGCGCCAGCAGTAACCTCAGCCCCTGAGCGGGGGTATCAACGTTTAATGCGACCTGGCGGAAATGTCGGCGGAAATGCCCCGCAAATCTAAAAATGAGCACCGTTGATGTCTCCAGATGGAATGGGTTTGTTTTAGAAAAGCCATGCGGTAGGGTTCGCGCCTGCTCAGATGTCCTGCGTGGTCATGGTGAAGCACCATGTTGTCTTCCAGAAGGATCATCGCATGGCACGGGTCGGCACCCGGGTACGGCTGGCGGAGGATCACATCACCGGGTACGGCCTCGCCAGGGGAAACCTGGTGGAAACCGTTGGCCGCCATGTTATTCAGGTAGAGGTTCTCGCCTCGTAGCCACCAGCCTTCTGTACGCGCAAAATCCGGCAGGTCAATGCCACACAGGTGATACGCATCGCGAAATAGCGAGTAGCAGTCCGTCACACCATGCTTGAAACTGCGGCCCAGCAGGTGCGGTACCGCGCGGAACTTTCGCAGCTTGCCGTTACACGCCAGCCACCAGGGCAGTCCTGTCATGACCTGCATGGCACGATCAGCACCTGACAGCACCGGTACCGCCTGCGGGTGTGAGTGAAATACCGCCGTGACTTCTCCTGCCTCCTCCGCTGCCAGCCAGTCTTCATCGCTGATGCGGAAATGGTGAGCGGGATCGGGATGTGTATTCCGGCACGGGTAAAGGCGGGTATCGTTGATTATCAGCGCGCACACTTCATACTGCGACGAGGCCGCATAATCGAGTAATTCCTGCATCAGGAAACCTTCTGTGAACCGGGGAAACTGCTGATTGGCATGGGGTACGGTCGCGGGTACCGGAAGCGACAACCTGTGCGGCGGTGAGAACATTTGTCCAGCGCAGGATTGCTGGTCGGGTTGTCCCGTTCATCGGCGACCGGCGGTCCGTCGTAATTGCAGCCGGTACCGCGATAAACCCACTGGCATACATCCGCCAGGATAGTCCGCGCCGGAATAATAGCGTTGTCGCAATCCACCGGCGTTGCGAGGGAATAAGTCACCTGCTCTGAGGTTTCCTCTGTCATCTCCTCGACAACGTAACGGGACACTGCCTCCACAGTAGGATCTGCATCCGGGTTACCGTTGGGGAAGTTAACCGCATCAAGATACTTCACCGGCACCTGGCGGCGCGTGACAACTACACCCAGCAGATCGTCGAAATCATGGTTCATCCCAAAAATCATACCCGTGATGTTCGCGACGGCCATAACCGGACGTGCATAGGTACCCTCGTTCCGGCTCTCGAAGCCTTCGACAGCGATGGGATAAGCGGGATAGACGTTACCGCGCCAGATGACGTTGTTGTAAAGACCGTTGGTGCCGGAATGGAATCGCACAACATCGCCGCCGTACGGCCGGAGATCAACTTCAAAGAGATCAATAAATGCGCCGACTCCTGCATCGACACTTTCGATGATCATATTTGCCGGTATATCGCGCACTGAAATTCCCCCATAAAAAAACCCGCCGAAGCGGGTTGATGTTATTCACTGTGTCTTTTTCGCCAGTCGTCCACCATTTCTTTGGTGACTTCGTCTTTATAGCAAACAGGAGAGTAACCTCCGGGTTTACTCCAGGCGCTGCGTTTTCCACATTTACTGCCGTTACTGGCTCTGTTAAACGGGCAGGCACAGGGACCCGGGTATTCGGAAATAGACTCTTCGATAATCAGTTGTTTAACTTGTTCGACGGAAAGACCGGGCTTTTTAGCAAAAGAAGGAGTTGCTATCGTTAGGCTTAATGCAAGAACAACGGTACCAGTTAAGAATTTAAGTAACATTGTTAATACCTCCGTGTTAGCGGATGCATATTATACAATGCTTGTTAATTCAACGGCACAATAACCACATCATTATTGCGCCTTATCGTGGTACCTGTTCAAACGTGGCCGTCAGTTCATACAGCGGACCGGTTTTTGTCATACTCCATGAGCGGCAGACATACAGCGCCTGCACCCCCGTATCCCATGGTGTCCAGTAGAAAGACTCCACCGCCATGCGTGCTGTCAGAAACGCCTCGGCCTGTTTCGCCGGGTTCACACGACACGGCCCATTAACGCCGCGAAACGTCAGCGAGTATTTAGCCATTAAAGGGTTGATACCTTTCTTCTGGCGTTGCTCGTAGCCATCCCCGAGTTTCACGACAGCTACGTTCGGGGTACGTTCGGCGCTGTAGCCTCGCTGAGGTTTCCAGATGAAGGTTTCTGGCATTATTTTCTCCGTAGAAGCCCGTTAGGCCGCTGCTCATTACTGATGGCGCGCAAGGCAGCGTTATAAGCAATCTTATCGAACTGTTTTAACGTTGCCGGGCTATCCGGGCTGCCCTCGAAATGGTAATGGTTAACCTGCTGCACAGTTACGTTACTTCCGGCACCAGCATTATCAGCGGAGACAACTTTCCCCGACTTATTGGGGATAAACATCTGCTGGCCACCAGCTGTCTGGAACACTTCAGAGCGTCCATCCTCATTAATGCGATAGGCATTGCCAGCAGACACTGTGCCACCGTAACGGCGACCGCCAGCAAGCGCCAGCCCCTTGGCTGCAAGCATTGAACCGGCGTACGCTGATTGCCCCACCGCAGCAGCACTGCCGTACGTCGCGATGGAAGCGCTCATTGCAGCGGGTGCCCACGCAGCTGCGGCAGCTGAAGCCTGGGCAGTAGTTGCTGCCAGAGAAGCAGCCGCAGCAGCCTGGCCCATAAGCTGACTTTTAGCCCATTCAATGCCCATCTGTACAAAGCTGCCCACCACGCTGTTTAAAATCGTGGTGCCGATGTTGGCGAAGGATTCCCGCAGGCTCTGTGTGCCGTTTATCAGGCCAGTGATGGCGCTGGTTGCCCCACCCTGTAAGGAGTCTACGGCAGCGCCAATCATGCTGTTAATCTGGCTTTGCTGCTGCCACTCTTCCCACATGGCCGCCATGCGCCGCTGGTGATACTGTTCTTCGATGCTGGCCCGTAACGCTTCGGCTTCCGCGATCTTTTGCGGATAAAGGGTCACGTACTCATCGAGCTGCGCCATTTGCGTCAGATACGAGTTATCGACCGCTGCAACTGGTGATACCTGCCCCTGAAGACTGGCGAAGTTCTGACTGGCCTGAGTGCGCTTTTTCTCTTCCTCCGCAGCGGCCTTTATAGCCTGCTGACTTCTCCAGATAGCATCAGCCTGCTGCTCAGCTTTAACAATTTGCGCGTCAGTAGCTTTGTTTCCCAGCGCCATAACTGCATCGTACTTCGCCAGTTCAAGCGAGCCATCGGCATAACCGGTGTTGAGTCGATCCAGTGCAGACTGCTGACGAGATAAAAATTGCGTTGCGTCGTCAGCGGACTTCTTCGCTTCCTTGTTTGCGGCTTTTCGCGCGCTGGTTAACCGCTCTGTTTCAGCGTATTGATCCCCAAGGGCCTTTCTTTTTTTCTCATCAGTAATCCCGGCATCATCAGCATCGTATTGCGCCTGCAGTCTTGCTCTTGCTTCACCTTCCAGTTTAGAAAGCGCAAGGCGGCGTTCGGCGTTCTGAATGAGTTTCTTCGCTTCGGGGGAGTCTTCCGGTTCCGCAGGTTGTATATTCCCAACGTTCGCGGCTTTTTTATTGAGTTTATCCAGAACTTCGATCGTTGAAGCCATCGCAATAATAGCGCTTTGGCTTGCTCCAGGAATTACATTCTTGAGGTTGTTCTCAAGGATCGCGAAGGCCGCATCGGACTCCCTCGCTTTCTGATTAAGCTGCTCTTGAATGAGAGCCTGCTTTTCCAGAGTGGAGCGCAGTGTATTTGATGTGTCATTGACATCAGCAGTTTTCGCATTCAGCTCGCGAAGTGATTGTGTAACCCTTCTTTGGGCATCTTCAATCACCTGCAGAGGCGCGCCGGATTCGCGCAGTCCTTCGAGTTGTCGTTGGTATTCTTCTAAATTTTTGCGTGCACTATTCTGCTCTTTTACTTGGTCTTTGAACTGTTCGTTAAGAGCTTCAATAGACGTGGCAGTATTGTCCAGAGTTTTTCTGAGCTGGATTTGGTCCATCTCCTTCATTCTGGATATTACATCGTCCAGAGAACTAGCGAAGTTGATTGCTTCTTCTTTTGCCTGTTTTGTGGTTTGCCACCAGTAAAGCAAAGCTCCGGCGGCGATCATTATCACCCCGGCAGGGCCACCAATTAACGAAAATGCATTGCGCAATAACCCCATCCCAATAGACGCGCCGCTTGCGGCGGCGGTAGCGCGAACGGTAGCTGCGGCCTGCGCTGTTTCTGCTTCAGCTAGCGCGATCGAAGCTGCGGTTGCTCTTGTTTTTGCCGCGATAAGGTTATCAAGCGCCAGCATTTCTGCCGCGCTCCCCCTGGCTACGTTGTATTCTGCCTGAGCAAGACTTAGCGCTGAAATGGCTGCTTCTTTATCTGCGAGAGATCTGCGCTGCGTGGCGTTAGCTGAGAAGAGGGCTGCCTGAGCCGCCTGATTTTCAGCAGTTACCATTTGGCGATTCGCTGCGATGTGCTGAACTTTACTGGCTATGCCGGTTTTTAAGGCGCCAGCATATCGTCCAGCCAGCACAAGCGCGAAAGCCTTTGCGGCAATGGTTGCTGTATCAATAAAGCCCGCCATTTCTTCGGAATCTCGCCCGAACTCCAGAATAGTGTCTGCGGCAGCAATAAGACCATTGGTAAAAGTTTGTAGCGCGCCGGTCTGACCTTCGATTGCGACTAGTACCTCAGTAAATGCCGTTTTCATCCTCACGCCAGCATCAGTGAGATTGTTAGACATTCCTGCCGCAGCCGCAGCATTCTCATCAAGAGACTGACGTAAACCTTCGCTAAGTTCTGAAGCTGTCAACTTACCGGCGGCACCCAATGCGCGCACTTCAGCAGCCGTTTTGCCGCTGGCGCTCGCAATGTCGTTTATTACAGTTGGAATGGCGGTAGTGATTGATTCCCACTGGTCAGCTGAAACTTTCCCGGTGTTGATAGCCTTAGTAAAAGCATTAATAGCTGACTCGGCTCGGTCCGCGCTGGCGGCGTTCTTTACGAACGCATATGACATTGAGTCCTGAACATCAATTGCCTGATCGGTTGCGTACCCCATACTGCGCAAGCCATCGGCGCTACGGATATAAAGCTCCTGCGCTTCAGAAAGTGATCGATAAGTGCCATTTGCAGTACTAAGCAAACGCTTTTGAACATGCTCGAATTCTTCCTGGCTCGATGTTGCCATCTGAACCCGCTCGGACATCTCCTGATAGCTCTGAACCATCTTTGCCATTTCGCGCAGAGCACCAGCGGCAAAAATGAGTTTAATCGTAGAGGCAAGTTTTGAGAGCGTCGTATTCAGGTTATCGGCTGATTCGTCAGTATCATCAAAATTACTCTGGAGATCGTTGGTCATATCAACGACATTGCGGCCGGCAGTAAGAAGCTGGGCGGTATCAGCACGAATAATGTAAACAATTTCACCTACGTTTTCGGGCATTTACTTTTCTCCGGGCAATAAAAAACCCCACATTAGCGGGGTCTGCATGAATACTTATACCTTAATGAGTTCGCTATAGGACCATGAAATAATAACTATCAAATGACATGCATTAAATAATACTCAATATATTTTATTCGTTTTAAGTACATACCCTTTTGTAAGTTATATTCTCCAGCTCCCGCCCTTATAGTAATATCAATATCTGAAAGATTTTTACCGTCAATATTGACAGATGTTATTCTATAACTGGCGTCGCCCGCCTCACCTAAAATTGAATATCGGCAAAAAGTTTCTCCAACTAAACTTACTCCAAAAGAGTTTTTTGCTTCCTGCTGGATAATCACATTTGCCATGCGATAAGGTATCCGCCCCGATAAAACCGCGTTTTTAAATGGACCATCATTTAAAGTCCTTGCACCAACAGAAGGAATACCAATCATTACCTCCACAGACGCATTATTCATTTTATAACTGCTAGGTGACTTCATTGATTCTTTAGTGATTTTGCTGCATAAATCAATCAGACCCGCTTTCTCTGCGGCAGTATCGGGAACAAACATAACCAACAAAAAAGCAGTGAAAATCCCAATAAAAAAAATGATGCTCAGAGTCTTTTTTTTCACATCCCTATCCCCATCGTAAAAGTTACCCTAATGCTATCAGGGGAGAGCGGCGGTGCAACGGGCAGGTCTGATTTTTTGATCTCAGTAACAGCGGTCAGTGCAGCCCGTTCCGCTGCGCATCGAGTGCGAACATCTTCTCTGCCCAGTCCATAGCCTCATCGTAATGCTGCTCGGTCGGGATTTTCGCAGCTTCCTTCTGCGGATACTTGGCATTCATCGCGGCACGAAAGCTGGTCATGGTCATGTTCCAGGCATCGGATTCACTCATGCCCAGGTGTGCCACCGCCAGATAAACGAAAGACCGGGCATCGAATTTCCCCGAGTATTCGCCCTCACCTTTGCTGGCGGCTTCCTGCGGCTGGTCGCCCACCACCCCATGGCGAATAAGATGCCGCGCCAGCTGGATAATGTGTGATACCGGCAGCAGGCCGGGACGATACGAAAGCTTGCCTTTCGGTGTCACTGAACAGACACCAATAACCTGGCGGAGATCATCATCGCAGGCCGCCTGTACCACCTTTGCCGCAGTAACAACCATGTCGGCGAAACAGCGTGCCTGGATGCTGCACATCACTTCAACATCGCTGATACGGTGCTCAGGGTAATGTCCGCCGTGTACCGTCACGAACGCCCCGACAATCTCTTCAGGTGTGCCAATGCGCGACATCGCAAGAAATGAAGGGTTGAGGAATATTCTCCGGCCACCGGCGCGGATCTCCGCCTGGCCGATATCGGTAATTGCCTGCATAAAACCTCAAAGGGGCTTTCGCCCCTGTCAGTTAAGACGCATTGACCACAACCGTTGCCGGGCTCGTGGTGACGGTGCCCGCGGTGGGCGATGAAACCTGGCAGGTATAAGAGCCGGCATCACCCGCCACCGCGCTGGCTTTGGTGTAGGTAGCCGCCGTGGCGCCGCTGATATCCGTGCCGTTCTTCTTCCACTGATAAGTCAGCGCTGAACCATCAGTCACGGTCGCCGCTGTGGTAAGCGTCAGCGTGCTGCCGGTGGTGATGGTGCGGTTCTGCGGCTGGGAGGTAATGTTAATGACCGCGCCGACGTCGCGGACGTCCACCAGCCCGGCACTGGAGGCTTCAATCGACCACGTGGCCACGTCATCATGCGGTGATTCATCCTGCCAGCTCGTTACCAGGAACGGGCCTTCTGTGAT